TATGAGAGGTACACAACCACATTACGAGAACGGAAAAGATTACGACATCATAGATGTTATAAGAGATTACGATTTAAACTTCTGTAGAGGTAATATCATCAAGTATATTGCAAGAGCAGGAAAGAAGAACGATGAGTTGCTTGATTTAATTAAGGCACAAGACTACTTAAATAGGGAGATAGAACTGTTGAGAAGTAAAGATAGGGTAGACAGGTAAATGTTAAAGAAATGTTAAAATTTGTTAAAAAGTATTGTCAATCTAAAAAAGTATTGTAGATTTGCTTCATAACAAAATAATATTAATAATTAAAAACAAACAAAATGATTAATCAAGAAATTAAAAGAGGAAAGTATAACCCTTATTACCCTTTAACTGAGTTAAAGATGGCATCTATAAATAGAGATACCGTTATCAAACACGCTGAGAACTTTAAATTAAAGCTAAAGAATTTTGGATGGATGATGCCAGTAGTTATATCTTCAAAAGGAGATGTAATTGAAGGACATCACAGAATACAGTCTGCTAAATTTTTAAAGCAATCAACAATTCCAGCTTACATAGTTGATTGGATTGATACTGATAAAGAAAAAGAACATTTAGATTGTATTATAAATTTAAACAATGGAAACAAGGCTTGGACTAATGTTGATTATTTGAAAGCATTTGCTAAAGAAAACGAAGAGTACAGTATTGTTTATGAGGCTTATTTAAGACATAATAAAATGTTATCTGTAGGTAATATCATTAATTGTTTCTTTGGTCAGTTTAGTGCTTCAAGATTTAAGAAGGGTAACGCTAATATTAAAAATGAAGAATTAGCTTACTATTTACTTGAAAAACTATCTAATTTAGTACTAAAATACACAAAATCTAAGATACAAGCATTTTCAATCAGAGAGTTAATTGCTATTGCTTACAGTAAAGAAGATGTAGATTACAATGTTATGGATTACATAATATCAGAATATGATGATATGGCTTCAATAAATCACCCTAAACTAACATCTATAACTGAATTTAAGAAGCACATACAAAGCAAGATAACTATGTATAATAATATAAAAAATCATTAAACTATGAATAATGATGTGAGTTTAAAGGAGATAGTGTTCTGTGATTTAACAATAAGTTACAAAAACAAAACCTATGAACTAAATAAATTGGTTTACAAAAATGATGGCAATATGTTTTATAATAAAAAGGTGTTATCTAAACTAAATATTTCAGAGCCAGTTGAGATTGTAGGTATAAATATTATATCAAGATTAGGTTTTGAGAATCAATCAAAAGAATTTACGGAAGTAAAGCGTAGTGATGAAGTTAGAAATAAAATAACAGGTGCTTATGAATAAGATATACAACGAAAAGAATATAGATACTATGGATAGAATGGAGTCTAAGTCTATTGATTTAGTTGTTACCTCTCCACCATATAATATAATAAGACCGAATTCAACAGATAGAGGTTATGACTTGTATAAGGATGGTATGAGTAATGAAGAGTACATTGATTGGACTTTACAAATATTTAAAGGTTTTAACAAGGTGTTAAAAAAAGATGGAATTGTTCTTTATAATATGAGTTACGGAACAGAGAACACTACCTTAATGAGTTTAGTTGTAGCTGATATTATTAGGAGAAGTGATTTCACTTTAGCAGATATTATCGTATGGAAGAAAAACTCTGCTACACCTAACAATGTATCTCATAACAAAATGACAAGAATAGTTGAGTATGTTTATGTATTTTGTAGGAAAGATGAGTTTCACACTTTTAACTGTAATAAAAAAGAGTTAAGTAAAAGGGAAACAGGTCAGTCTGTTTATGAAAATGTATTTAATTTTATAACTGCTAAAAACAATGATGCCTCTACTGATTTAAACAAAGCTACTTTTAGTACTGAGTTTGTTAGAAAATTAATATCTACTTACGCAAAAGACAATAGTTTAATTTACGACCCATTTATGGGAACTGGCACTACTGCTGTTGCTTGTGTAATTGATGGTCATAGTTATTTAGGTAGTGAGATAAGTAAAGAGCAATGTGATTACGCTGAAAAAAGAATAAAACCATTTACATCACAATTAACAATGTTTTAAATAATTACAACAATGAAAGAACAACTAAAGGATAAGATATTATCAATAAGACCAGAATATTCAACAGAAGGCTTTTCTTCGAACCCACTTCCTAACGAAGTTTCTATCTATTATGAAGGAGAGGATTATACAATAGATTTATTCCTTGACATAAATGAAGTGCTAAGGATAGACATATTAGAAGGAGAAGATACTTATGATTTATCTGATGGAGATGTTACTTTTATATGTGGTTACTTGTCAGGCTTGTTAGAGTATCAAATAGAGATTACAAAGAACTATTACGAGGCTGAAAGAGGTGAGCAAGATAACTATTACTACTATAGCTAAAAACATAATAAAATGAGAGAAGTGTGTAAACCTTTATTAGACGTAATAGTTAAATATATTAATGATTACGATAAAGATGTTGATATGAACTTGGCTAAAATAGATAGTACTGATTATGAGAATAAATCAGAAGTGTATATTAGTTTTGACAAGAAACAAGATGTAAGGCGTTTACTAAGTAGTTTGGAATTTGACTTTGAGTTAAAGCAGATATCTTTTGAACTTAATAATGAATATCAAGAGAGTTTCTCTGTGTGGGAATTCTATATTCTTTCAGACACTTGTTTAGGAACTGTGAATATAGATGGTGAAGAAAGAGATGTTTACAATGGGGAAACAAGGGTATGGTTAATAGATAGATATAAGAAAAGCATTTATCATCAATATTTAAACTCAAAAGAATGGAATACTATTAGAAATAAGATGTTAAAGTTTTCTGACTATAAATGCAGTAGATGTTCTGAAACAGAGAATTTACAGGTTCATCATTTAAATTATAATAGTTTAGGTAATGAAAGTTTAGGTGATTTAGAGGTTCTTTGTAATAAATGTCATCAAGGGGTTCATAAAATTAATGCCTAAAAAACAAAATAACAACACTTTAGTTATCATAATATGAGTAATTCACAAGAGATTAAGCCAACAGATGGTAGAAAAGGGAATAGTAGAAAGAAATCTATTCCCAAGCTACCTGTACCAGATAAAGAGAGGTCTAACAAACCTGCAATGAATACTGCTAAGAAGAATCGTAAGAAGCAATATGCTAAAAAAGCTATCAAGAATGTGTTTGGTAGTGAGGTAAATGCTTTTGAGAGTTTAGCTAAGAAAGCAAAAGAAGGTAGCTACAATCATATGAAATTGCTTATGGACTATGCTTATGATGAAGACAAGGAAACCTCTACTAAGAAACCTAATGCTCCTGTGATTAATTTCTTTGGAGATAGTATAGAGGGTAAGAAGATTAAAGATAAGATTATAGACGTAACACCAAAAGATGAGTAAGATAGACATACACGAAAAATACATACCTGTTTTCAAGAATGATAGCAGGTATTTTGTTGTTACAGGAGGTAGGGGTAGTGGTAAATCATTTGGTATAAACGTATTCCTACTTAACTTAACATATGAACAAGGTCATAAGATACTGTTTTCACGTTATACTATGATGTCAGCACACACATCTATTATACCTGAATTTATTGAGAAGATTAACTTAATGGGAGTTCACGATGATTTTAGGATAACTAAAGATGAGATTATGAACCTAAAGACAGGTAGTTCTATAATATTTAAAGGTATTAGAACATCATCTGGTAATCAAACTGCTGCACTTAAATCCTTGAATGGTATAACTACGTTTGTAGTTGATGAAGCAGAGGAACTTGTAGATGAAGGTACATTTGATAAGATTGACTTCTCTATACGTTCACAAACTAAACAAAACAGAGTTATTCTTATACTGAATCCAACAACTAAAGAGCATTGGATATATCAGAGGTTCTTCCAAAATGAAAACGTATTGGCAGCCTCTAATATGGTTAAAGGTAATGTTACTTATGTTCATACAACTTACAAAGATAATAAGAAGAACTTATCTCAATCATTCTTGGAGAGAATTTACGAGATGAAACGTAAGAGACCAGACAAGTATCAGCACCAAATATTAGGAGGTTGGCTTGAGAAAGCAGAAGGTACTATTATAAGAAAATGGAGAGTTGGAGACTTTATTCCTACAGAACTTACTTGTTATGGACAGGATTTTGGATTTTCAGCCGATTTAACGACACTTGTGAAGATTTCGGTAGATAAGAACGCAAGAAAGGTTTGGGTTAAGGAAATCTACGGAAAACCTAATCTAAACACATCTGAGATAGCAGGTATGAATAGACGAGAGTGTGGTATGGATTTGATTATTTGTGATAATAGTGAGCCACGTTTAATATCAGAGATGAAAACATTGGGTCTTAATATAAAGCCTACAGTAAAGAAGAAAGGTAGTATATTATCTGGTATTGCTTTGATGCAAGATTATGAGATAATAGTAGATAGAGGTTCTCACGGTATAATAAGAGAGCTAAATAACTATGTATGGAAAGATAAGGGTGAAGCACCAATAGATAAGTTCAATCACTTTATAGATGCTATTAGATACGGAATGATGTATTTAATACAAGGAGTAAACTCTGGAGTTTATGTGATAAGGTAAAAATAAAATGTTTAATATGAAGGGGGTCAATTAATTTTGTCTCCCTTTTTTTGTTTAATATGATGGGGTAGAAAATAATTCTATGTTTAATATGAAGGGGAATGTTTAATATGATGGGGTAACCCTGTGTTTAATATGATGGGGGTCGTTTAATATGAGGGGGGTATTTTTGTTATTTAGAATGATTCTTGATAATTTGAGTTTAGGGTAGGACGGAGTCTACTCTTTCGAACCTCTCAGCCCAGACCCGTACCCGTCGTAGTACGGTGTAAAGGTAAAATAAATTTTTGGTTCTCACAAATATTTTTTGTTATTTATTTTGATTCTAAATTAGCAATTTTATTTGTGTATATGAAAAAAATATTGTAGACACATACACGTTCCTTTATTAAAAAATTTTGTACCTTAATTTCGACGGGTTCAGGCTCTACAAATTTACAACAGTACTAAAATAGTATCGACACATAAAAAAAGTTAAATTGCAAAGTTTTTTATTTTTTTTGTTGTGTATTAAATTAATTTGTTTTAAATTTGCTCAAGTTCTTTAAAATACTAATTGAAAAAAAGTTGATTTTTTAGCTGTTTTTTGCCGATTGGGTTCGGCTAAAATACTAAGATTGATATTTTTTAGTAAGTAAAATTTTAGACCCTTTTTAGGCGGTTCTTTGACATATTGAAAATACATCTCAACCTCGTTCAAGTTTTTGTTCGGGGTTTTGATGGTATAATATATTACTAATTTAAAAATAAAATAAAATGGACTACTACAAAAAATATCAATCACAGGAATGGGTTGATATTCAAAATGAATTAGAAGAAGATGAAAAATCTGCCTCTATAATGGACGAATTTAGAGATAATAATAATTTAAAAACAAATAATATGGACAGAACTAAAAAAACAAAAATATTGATTTCCTTAATTGGTGAATCTATTAAAAAAAGCGAAATTATTAACATTATCAATATGAGTGATAATTCCTTTGACTATTACTATAAAAGCGAAATGAATATAATTAAGGAAATAAATAAATAATTTAAAACCAAAACAATGAAAGAAACAATAGAACAAAGGAATTTAAGATTGCAAGAGCAAAAAATAAAAAAGTCTTTAAGAGACATTAAAAATTTAGCAAGTGCTACAGACAATTTATATTTATTGCATCTTGTAAAAAATCTAAAAAAACAAATTAAGAAACAAAATAAACTATTAACTAAACAAGAAATAAATTTCGGATTTTAAAACTAAAAAAACAAATAATATGGAATATTATAAAATAAAAAACACACGTGCTATTGAAGTAACTTTTTTAGGACCTACAAATTACAGAGGCGCACGTATTAAAATAACTGATAATTATACCGATAAAAAAGTAAGTAAGATTTTTAGCTATTGTTACAGAACTGGTAATGTACTACAACAGGCAGTAAATATTTTACAATTAAACGGTGCTAATGTAGTATGCAGGGCTTCACCTAATCACAAATATATTATCAATATAGATAATTGGGGAGATGAATTTATTAATATTAACGAACTAAAAAACATATAACAATGAATTATTATAAAAGTGAACTAAACAAATTAGGCAATTTAAAAATAGACAGCTCGATACAAATTAGATGCGAGGGCAAAAAAACAAATTACATTGCAATCAATAAAGAAAGTAAAAAAGAACTAATTAATTTTATTAAAAACATATAAAAATGAATATTAACATACTTAAAGCCGTACAAATTTACACTACTAAAAAGGACTTTATTGTTTATACTGAAACAAATAATAAAATTGATAAGATGATTCTTACAAATGATTTGACCAGGCACAGAAAAAAATTCGGTATCAATAGTAAGTTTCTGCTGACTGATATAATAAAAAAAGAACTTAAAATAATTAATATAAATTTATAATAATATGGAATATATGAACAAAGACTTTCAACAGGTAATGGACTTTTATAGAAACACTACACCAAAACAAAAACAAATGTTTTTAAACTTGATTAGTGACACATTGACTTTTTTTGATGGTGAAACCAGCTACAATGTAGATGATGAGTGTTACACTAATTTTAACGGAATATATCACCAAATCAATATAACAAAAGAATAACTAAGCTATGGACAGACTAAGAAGGTTAGAGATATTAGAATATTGTAAGGACTGGCAAAATACATTTAATGAGATGACTATTAAAGATTGTTTCTTTGCCTTATATGATGACAGGATGATAACAGGAAAGGAGCTGGATTACTTAATGAACTGGATGACATTATAGAATAATTAGTCTATTAATTTAACCTATTGTAATAAATTTACTATAGGTTTTTTTTATGCAGTTATTTTTGTAATTGCTTGGTATTGTATGGAGGTATATTACAGAAATTTAAACCGATATTCAAAACTCAATATAAGCCATTCTAAGCCACTCAAATATCAAATGTATACTAACATACCACATAGATAGTGAAATAGGCGTAAATCAAAGATTAGGATTGTGTAGTATCTCACTTCGATGAATTCAACCATAAGTCAAATATCTTTTCGTTTAAAACTGACATATCAATTTTGAAAATATAATAATTAGTCCAATACTGATTATAGTCAAATATCTTTTTGTTATAAACAGGTAATCTAATTTTGAAAATATAATTATATGCTCGATGGTTAGATATGCACCCTCCTATAATCTTAATATATGTTAATTGTTAGTTAACTGATATAACTGGTATGCTCGTTAGTTTGAATATCTATTGGGTGCTACGAAGACTATAAAGGTTATAGATGCAATTACTAAGGAG